TTAGAACGTGGTTCAAGAGTAATGTCAGCAATCCATAAAAGACTTTACGTAGGTCTTAAACAAGAATTTAAATTACTCGCTAAAATTTTTGGCGAATCATTACCACCAGAATATCCTTATGATGTTGTTGGTGCAGCAAGAACAGTTAAAGCTACAGATTTTGATGACAGGGTTGATATACTTCCTGTTGCAGATCCAAACATATTTTCTATGTCGCAAAGAGTATCATTAGCACAAGAACAATTAAGATTAGCAATGTCTAATCCACAAATGCATAATTTATATTCTGCATATAGGTCAATGTACGAGGCGATCGGTGTAAAAGATATTGATAGAATTCTACCACCACCTCCGCCAAACATGCCAAAAGATCCAGCTATGGAACATATAGATGCAATGGCTGGCAAAGCTTTTCAAGCGTTTCCTGGTCAAGATCACAGAGCTCACATTACAGCTCACTTAAATTTTATGGCTAGTAATTTTGTTAGAAACAATCCTAGCATCACTGCAGCGTTAGAAAAAAATATTATGGAGCACATATCATTAATGGCACAAGAACAAGTAATGTTAGAGTTTCCACAAGAGATGGCAATACTACCACAACTACAACAAGCATCTGTTATGAATCCACAGATACAACAACAGATGCAACAAATAACTCAAAAATTAGAGGCTAGAAAAGCTATATTGATTGCTGATATGACTGAAGAGTTTATGAAAGAGGAAAAAGAAATCACATCTCAGTTTGATCATGACCCATTATTAAAATTAAAACAAAGAGAAGTTGATTTAAAAGCTATGGACGCTGAGCGTAAAATGAAAGAAGACGAAGCTAGAATTAATTTAGATAAAGCTAAAATGGTTCAAGCAAAAGATCTTACAGAACAGAAGTTAGAGCAAAATGAGGATCTAGCTAAATTAAGGGCTGATACATCTATTGAAAAATCGTTGATGTCTATGGGTTCTAAGCTAGCTTCTGACGCCGCTAAAACAAAAGACGTAAAGATCTTGAAAGGTCCAAAAAGTTAGTATATTAACAGTTAGGAGAAAACTATGACAAAAGATACTTTTAAACAGTTCGTTAACAAAGACGGCTATGCTAAAGGTGGAATTCCTGTAGAAGAGTCTCCTCAAAACTTAGTGTTAGATCCAAGATCTAAAACAAGTATTAGAGGAAGAAACTACATTGCAGAAGGAAACACTGTAGACGTTAAAGGTACACGAGCTATTAGAAAAGAAAAGAAACCTGTAAAGGCTACTTGGTACTAACATGTGGTTATCGGCAATTAAATTAGCCGTCTCTGCTGGAAGTAAAATTTATGCTAATAAGCAGAAAACTAAGATGGCTATGTCTGATGCACAACTTATGCATGCAGAACGTATGGCCCGAGGTGATGAAGCTTATCAGGGAAAATTATTAGAAGCCCGTCAATCAGACTGGAAAGACGAGGCAGTTTTGATAATTTTAAGTTTGCCCGTTTTGGTGCTGGCCTGGGCAGTCATCAGTGATGACCCATCTGCGATGGACAAAGTAAAATTGTTCTTCGAGATGTTCTCCCAGTTGCCGTCATGGTTCACCAACCTGTGGATCCTTGTCGTGGCGAGCATATATGGTATAAAGGGTACACAAATTTTTAGAAACGGAGGAAAAAAATGAGAAATGACTTTGGAACAAGACCTTATGCATCAAGATTTAATGGCAAAGGTATGAAAAAAGGTGGAGCTGCTAAAAAGAAAAAGCAGGGCTACAAAGATAGAAAAGATGAATCTATCGCTATGAGGATCAGAAAAAAAAGAACTAAAAAACAACTAAAAGATTCAAGAGATGAGTCTTATGGTAAGTTCGGATCTAAAGCGAAGAAGTCTGGCAAAATAAATAGGTAATAACATGGAAGACAAAACAAAGGCGAATCCAAAAGAAGACAAAAAAATTCCAAAAGAGAAAAAAGGATTTAATAAATTACCTGAAGAAGTTCAGAAAAAAATAGATCCTAAACTAGCTGCTGAATATAGAAAAGGTGGCAAAGTTAAAAAAAACACTAGAAGAATGAATAGGCTAGAAGAACTTGGAAGAGTAGATGCAGAAAAAGCATATACTAAAAAAGGTAAAAGAAATCTAAAAGCTGAAAAGAAAAGAATAATTAGATCTTTAAATTCTAGAGGAGCTGCTAAAAGAGGACATGGAGCAGAAATAAAATAATGTTTAAAAAACTTTGGAATAAAATTAAAAGTTTGTTTACTCCTGAAAGAGAGATGGATGAACACGCAGAATTATATCTCAAAGTTCCAGAACCAGATGTTCCAATACACGTAGACCCTTGTCCAAGACATACTAGATTTATTGCAAAATGTCATATGTGTGTTGCAGCAGCGAAAGGAATTAATCTGTAATGGCTGGTAAAGGTTTATACGCAAACATACATGCAAAAAGAAAACGTGGTGGTAAGATGCGAAAGAAAGGTGCAAAGGGTGCACCAAAAGCATCTGACTTTAAACGTGCAAAACAAACAGCGAGGAAAAAATAATGACTAAGCTATGTCCTAGAGGTAAAGCCGCAGCAAAAAGAAAATTTGACGTGTATCCGTCAGCATACGCCAACGCATATGCTAGCAAAATATGTGCGGGTAAAATCAAAGATCCTTCTGGTAAAAAAAGAAAAGATTTCAAAGGACCTAAACCTGCTGGAAAAAAAGACGGCGGTAGAATAAATTTTAGAGGCGGTGGAATTTGTATAAGAGGAATGAATAGGGAAGCCGTTGGAAAGAATTCGTAATGGCCGGTTTAAAAGAATGGTTCAAACAAGATTGGGTCGATATCGGAGCCAAGAAAAAGGGTGGAGGGTTTAAAAAATGTGGAAGAAAATCTGCGCGTGGATCAAAAAGAAAGTATCCAAAGTGCGTCCCTGCTGCCAAAGCAGCAAGCATGACAGACTCTCAGAGGCGGAGTGCCGTTGCAAGGAAAAGAAGTAAACCACAAGGAGTTGGTGGTAAACCAACAAATGTTAAAACATTTGCAAAAAGGAAGAAAGCTATGGATGGTGGAATTATAAATATGACTAGGATGGTACAAGTATAATGAGTAAAGGTACAATGCCAGCCAGAAACAAAAAGAATTTCAGACCCACAAAGTCTGGAGCAGGTATGACTCGAGCCGGTGTCAAAGCCTATAGAAGATTAAATCCCGGTTCAAAACTAAAAACAGCCGTGACTGGTAAAGTGAAGCCAGGATCAAAAGCTGCAAAACGTAGAAAATCGTACTGCGCACGTTCACTAGGTCAGCTTAAAAGAGCATCAGCCAAAACACGTAATGATCCTAACTCACGTATCCGTCAGGCAAGAAGGAGATGGAAATGTTAAAAAAGAAAAAAATAAAAGGTGTAATTAAAGGTTTAAAAAAAGCATCTAAATTACATGCAAAACAAGCTAAAACATTAAAAGGAGTTATTCATGGCGGATCCAAAAAAAGGAACGGGAAAAAAGCCTAAAGGCTCTGGTAGAAGACTCTACACAGATGAAAATCCTAAAGATACAGTAAAAATAAAATTTGCAACACCAGCAGACGCAAGAGCCACCGTTGCAAAAGTAAAACGTGTAAAAAAACCTTTTGCACGTAAAATACAAATTTTAACAGTGATGGAGCAAAGAGCTAAAGTTATGGGTAAAAGCCAAGTTGCATCAATAGCTAGAAAAGGAAAGGAAGCAATAAGAAATGCCACTAACAGAAAAAGGTAAAAAAATAATGAAGTCTATGAAAAAACAATACGGCAAGAAAAAAGGTGAGGCCGTATTTTATGCTTCAAAAAACAAGAAAAAGATAAAAGGTGTAGATAAAAAGAGGAAAAAATAATGGAACCAGAACAAATATTAGAAAGCCTTAAAAAAGCTTTAGCTAGAAGAATAAATGCACTAGCCTTATCGGTCACATCGGGTGGTGTTGACAATATGGAAACTTATAAGTATATAATAGGACAAATAAATGCACTGGAGTCAGTGCGTCAGGAAATCTCTAACCTGCAACAAGATGAAGGAGCAAAAAATGAAAACACAGGAACAGTCGTCGACCTTAAAGGAAGAAGTCCCAAAAACTAAAACAGGTCTACTAGACAAATATAAAAAAGAGCCTAAAAAAGAAGTCACAAAAGAAGCTACAAAATTACCAAAACCGACAGGTTGGCGTATGTTAGTTTTACCATTTAGAATGAAAGAAAAAACTGATGGTGGAATTATTATGGGCACAGAAACAATTGATAGGCAACAAGTTGCATCTCAGTGTGGAAACGTATTGGCGATGGGACCTGATTGTTATAAAGATAAAGATAGATTCGAAAATGGTCCCTGGTGTAAAGTGGGAGACTGGGTAGTCTTTGCACGTTATGCAGGATCTAGAATAGAGATTGAGGGTGGGGAAGTTCGTCTTCTTAACGATGACGAAATATTAGCAACAGTACAGGATCCAACAGATATCCTGCACAAATATTAACATAGGAGGAAACTATGCCAGAAGAGGAAAAGACAATAAGATCGAGCGAAAAGCCGGTTGATATAGATACATCAGGCCCAGAGGTTGATGTAACTTTAGAGGAGACTAAAGATGAAGCGGTGGTTGACACTGCTCCAGAGACAACGAAAGAAGAAATAGTAGAAGAGAAAAAAGAAACAGAAAAAAAGGAAGATGAAAAATTAGAAGACTACAGTAAAGGAGTGCAAGCTAGAATTGCAAAACTTACACGTAAGATGAGAGAAGCAGAAAGAAGAGAAGCTGCTGCTCTTCAATACGCTGAGTCTTTGGAAAAGAAAAGAAAATTAGATTTAGATAAATTTAATAAAGTCGATTCTGAGTACAACACTAAATTTGCAGAGTCTATCAAATCTGAAATGGAAGCAGTTCAAAAACAATTAGCAACTGCTATCGAAAGTCAAGATGCGGCTGGGCAAGTTCAGGCAAACAAAAGAATTGCTGAGTTAGCATTTGAAGATGCGAAACTTAAGCAAAGACAAACAAAACCAGTTGAACAGGAAACCCCTGTTAAACTATCTGACGGTGGACAATTACCAAGAGAAACACCTCAACAAATGCCACAAGCAGATCCTATGGCTGAAGATTGGGCAAGTAGAAATACATGGTTTGGAACAGACAGAGCTATGACTTTTACTGCGTTTGAGATTCACAAGGATTTAGTTGATAAAGAAGGTTTTGATCCAAAATCTTCAGAGTATTATGAAGAAATTGATAAAAGGATTAAAGTTGACTTTCCACATAAATTTGGTAATACTGAAACTAAGCAAACGAACAGGGCCGTTCAGTCGGTAGCTTCAGCAACAAGAAGCTCAAAACCTGGTCGCAAACAAGTGAGACTCACATCGTCTCAAGTAGCAATAGCTAAAAAATTAGGTGTGCCACTCGAAGAATATGCAAAACAATTAAAACTCACGGAAGGAGCATAGCATATGAAAAAAGAAAACGAAAAAGTAACTTCTCGTGCGGCTGGAACTCGGTTAAAGACTGAAAGACCAAAAGAGTACAAGCCCCCATCATCTCTAGATGCACCACCAGCGCCGGATGGATTCAGGCACAGATGGATAAGAGCAGAGTCACTTGGTTTCAATGATACTAAGAATATTCACGGTAGATTGAGATCTGGTTATGAGTTAGTGAGAGCTGACGAATATGACGACGAATCTTACCCGATTGTCATGGATGGAAAATACGCTGGAGTCATTGGAGTAGGTGGCCTTCTCCTGGCAAGGATACCTGAGGAACTCGCGCAAGCTCGTGTTGATTATCAGAGAAGACAAACTGAGGGTCAAGACGAATCTGTAGAATCCGACTTACTGAAGGATCAGGACAAAAGAATGCCGATGAAATTCGAGCGTTCTAGCAAAAACTTCGGTGGTACTAAGAAATAAAATTCTAAACACCAACGAATAAATTAAACCGAACTGGAGGCCGTTTAACGACGGCAGGTTCATAAGGAGAAACATAATGGCAAATAGAAACACGCAAGGTTTTGGTTTGATTCCGGCTGGAGTATTAGGTGCAACACCTTCTACTGGTGGTCAGAACAAATACAAAATTGATAGTGGCTATCCAACTAGTTTATATATGGGAATGCCTGTGCAGTTTGACTCTGCATCGGGTGCTAACGTAGATCCTGGTTATATAGTTACTGCACAAGACGCTATTACGGTTCCAACGATTGGTGTATTTAATGGTTGCTTTTTCACAGATGCAAATACGTTAAAACCAACATTCTCTTCATTCTATACTGGTGCCACAGTACCAGCTGCGAATGTAAACAACGGAGATACGGATGCCTTCGTAATAGATAATCCATGGCAACAATATGTTGTTCAACTAGATGCACGTTTAGGTGCAAATGGTGATGCAGCACAAGTTAACTTTGGAAGAACAATGGGTTTAACAGTTAGAGCAGAAGGAACTACAACAGCTTCCGGTTCTACTATATCTGGACAATCCAATGGTCAATTAACAGTAGGAACTGTTCATGACATAAACAACCAATGGAGACTGTTAAGAGTAGCAGAGGATCCTGAAAATGAAGATCTTACAACTACTCCTCAGACGAACAAAGCATTAGCAAACTTTTCAGGTTTTGCTTCTGTAGTGGTTGTTGTTAACAAGTCACAATGGTTCGGAACAGGAACGATAGGAGCATAATATGGCAATATCACGAGCACAACTAGTTAAAGAACTAGAGCCAGGTCTGAATGCACTATTCGGTCTGGAATATAAAAGGTATGATAATCAGCATGCTGAGATTTATGCCACAGAGTCATCAGACAGAGCTTTCGAAGAGGAAGTAATGTTATCTGGCTTTGCAAACGCAGATGTAAAAGCAGAAGGAGCTGGCGTATCATACGATGATGCACAAGAAACTTATACTGCTAGATACACAATGGAAACGATCGCTTTAGCTTTCGCTATCACAGAAGAAGCAATAGAGGACAACCTTTATGACAGACTTTCTTCTAGATACACAAAAGCTCTTGCAAGATCTATGTCCAATGCAAAAGAAGTTAAAGGTGCAGCCACTTTGAATAATGGTTTACCAGCTATCGCAGCTGCTCAAGCCTTTCAAACAGGTGACGGCGTTAACTTGTTTTCTACAGCACACCCAACAATTGCGGGTAACGTAGCAAACACTTTGCAAACACAAGCTGACTTAAACGAAACTTCATTAGAAACAGCGTTAATTGATATCGCTGCTATCACTGATGAGAGAGGTTTAAGAATCGCAGCAAAAGGAGTTAAAATGATAGTTCCTTCTGCGAACCAGTTCAATGCTGAGAGAATTTTAAAATCTCAAGGTAGAACTCAAACAGCTGATAATGACATCAATGCAATCAACAGCATGGGAATGATTCCTCAAGGTTACAGAGTGAACAATTTCTTAACTGACCCTGATTCATTCTACATTATCACGGACGT